GGTATTATTTAATCCGTATCACGTTGGTGAATGTTTAGAAATTGGAGAAAACGGAGTGAAAACTGCTGTTTCTAAGATGAATGATAAACAGGTGGTTAAGCTGACAAATTCTAAAGTTGCTAAATACAACTTTAGAAAATTACATAACACAGGAGAGAATTTCCTTACCGAAAGCGGTGTGTATAAGCTGGTGTTTAAGAGCCACAAACCAAACGCAGAAGCTTTCACGGACTGGATCGCAGATGAAGTTCTTCCAACACTTCGCAAGACCGGTTCTTATGAGATGCCAAAGCAAGACAAGCCCAAGAAGGAAAAATTGCCGTCTGTAAACATGATGGTGAAGAATGTTAAAGCTGCATTACATGATGCCGGAGTGGATTCTAAGTACATAGCAGCAGAAGTAATGAGGATTTATTCCGATTCAGGTTATCCAGTTAATGCCCCAGTAATCTCAGACGAACCAAAATTGTGGGACTGCACAGGTATTGCCAAAGAGTTAGGTATTTTTTCCGAGTCTGGCAGACCACATGATAAAGCAGTCAGTGCCATTATTC